ACCGCGCCCGCCGGATGTGGTCCGCCGCATGGCCGCGTTCGATGCGGGGCGTGCGGTCGGTGCCCGGAGTGCTGCCGCTGCGAACAAGGGGAGTTCTTCATGGAGTGTCCGCAATGCCGGGGAGAGAAGCAGCTGGAGCTGTTCCCAATCGATTGCCGTCGCCCGACCGGTCGCGGAACCCCGTGTCGATCGTGTCAGCACTTCGCGTCGAAGAAGTGGAAGCTCAAGGTCGGCTACAATCGGCAGCGGCGGCTTGCGCGGCGCGCCTCGCGGGCGAGCCGGATCAGCGCGTCGCGTTGATGCTTGCCTTCCTCGCCGGCTACCAGGCGCACCAGCAGAAGGAGCTCGCGGACGCGAAGGCCGCGCTTGAGCGTGCGAGCAACGGGGTGGCGGGCTGATGCCGGTGCTCAGCAAGGAGGACTGTCAGCGCGCCGGCGCGGCGGTGGCGCAGGACGTCCGCATGCTCGCCGGGTCTCGGTGGCCGCCCACACTCGCCATCGTTGCCAAGGAGGCATGGCGGGTGCGGAGCATGCGGCAGTACGTCGCGGAATGGGGAGCGAACTACTCGACCGTCAGCTCGCGCCTCAACCGGCGCCGCTCACCGTCGCTGCGGGACGTGGTTACCAGCATCCGCCTCGCGATCGCGGCGCTGCTGCTCGAGGGGTGGGCGTGTGCGACCGCTGACCTCGCGTGGGTGATCGGCTTCTCCAGTCCGCAGTCGTTCGCGCGTCACGTCTATGTGCTGCGCGGTCTCAGGCTGCGGGCCTGGAAAGAGGGTGGCTACGGCGCGGAGGTGGAGGCGCTGCATCGGTTGCTGTCAGAGCGCCCCTGGCCGATTGATCTCCTCGCACGCACGGACGGCATTGCCCGAAAGGTACGCGGCTCACGGCGAGCGCATGCCACCCAGCCGCGGCCCGTGGTGGTCAAGGTGGTTTGCCCGCAGATCGAGCCAGTGCCACCCCCGTATCTGGTTCTCACGCCCGAGATCGCGAGCCTCATGCTCGACGACTGGGAGCGGCGTCCAGCTAGCCACACAGCGGGGGCGCAGCTGCGCCTCCGGAGCGCCTGATGGCTCAGCGATCGTCCATCGAGTGGACCGACGCGACCTGGAATCCGGTGCGCGGCTGCTCGCGTGTCTCCGAGGGCTGCCGCAACTGCTATGCGGAATTGATCGCCGCGCGCTTCAGTGGACCCGGACAGGCGTATGAGGGTCTGGCGCGGCGGACGAAGGCTGGCCCGCGGTGGACCGGGCGGGTGCAACTGGTCGAGCGCCACCTTGAGGATCCACTGCGCTGGCGTGATGGTCGGCGCATCTTCGTGAACTCGATGAGCGACCTCTTCCACGAGGCGCTCACGGACGAGCAGATCGATCGTGTGTTCGCCGTGATGGCGCTGGCGCCGGCGCACACGTTCCAGATTCTCACGAAGCGACCAGAGCGCATGCGTAAGTACTGCTCCGATCTGCGCAACCGCCCACTTGACTTTACGGCGGTCGATGGCGGCCGCGGTGGTAGCGCGGACGTGATGCTTGGCGCCTTTTTCCGGCGGGGGTGGTTATCGAACGTCTGGCTTGGCGTCAGCGTCGAGGACCAGCCGTGCTGGGATGAGCGGGTGGAGATCCTCGGTCGCATCCCTGCGGCCGTACGGTTCGTCAGCGCGGAGCCACTGCTGGGGCCGATCGACTGCGGCAACGCATTCGACCCCGCGCCAGAGGGTTCGCCATATCGGCCAATCGATTGGGTGATCGTCGGCGGCGAGAGCGGACCTCATGCTCGCCCGATGGATCTCGCGTGGGCGCGCGCGATCGTCGCGCAGTGTCGTGCGGCCGGCGTGGCACGCTTCGTCAAGCAGATGGGCCGGTGGGTGCTCGGTGACCACACCGGCTTCCAGGTCCACCATTGGCTGCTCGATGACGGCCGCGGCTTCGTGCCGCCAATCTTTGGGCCTGCCGTGCACACGCGCCCCACCAACGCGATCGGGTTCCGGGTACGCGACCCCAAGGGTGGCGACTGGGACGAGTGGCCCACCGACCTCCGCATTCGGGAGTTCCCCCAGGCGGTGCCTGCGTGACGTCCGTGCATCTCGGCTTTGAGGTCGGCTCGGGCGATCCCGTCGAGATACCGCTCCGACACATGGTGGTCACCGGCCAGACCCAGGAGGCGGGGAAGACCACGACGCTCGAGGCACTGATCGCGCGCGCCGGCGTCCGCGCGGTCGCGTTCGTCACGAAGCGCGGCGAGGGGAGCTTCAGCGATGCCCACACGATCGCGCCGTACTTCAGCGAGGAGACGACGGACGCTGGCTACATCGAGTGGCGCTACGTCGCATCCATCCTCGAGGCCAGCCTGGGCGAGAAGCTCAAGTTCGAGCGCACCTGGATCATGCGGGCGACCAAGGGCGCGACGACGCTGGCGGACGTCCAGCGCAACGTGCGCGCCGCGCTCGAGAATCCAAAGACGAACAAGGGCCTGAGCGGCGACATCTACTTCGCCCTGAACGAGTACCTGCAGGCGGTGGTGCCCCAGATCGCCGCGGTCCGCTGGGCGCGGAAGGTGGAGCTCGTGCCTGGCATCAACGCCATGGACCTGGGCGCGCTCGGCATCGAGCTGCAGCACCTGGTGATCCGCTCGACGATCGACTGGGTGCTGCATCACGCCGAGGACACTGTCGTCGTCGTGCCCGAGGCGTGGAAGTTTATCCCCCAGGGCCGCGGGACGCCCGTCAAGCGCGCTGCCGAGGCGTTCATCCGGCAGGCCGCGGCGATGCGCAACTATCTCTGGCTCGACAGCCAGGACATCGCCGGCATCGAGAAGCTGATCCTGAAGAGCGTGCCCGTCTGGATCCTCGGCGTACAGCGCGAGGTGAACGAGGTGAAGCGCACGCTCGATCAGATGCCGGTCGCGATGCCCAAGCTGACCCCCCGCCAAGTCGCGACCCTCAAGCTCGGCGAGTTCTACGCCTGTTATGGCGAGCACGCCATCAAGACCTACGTGCAGCCGATCTGGCTGGACGCGGCCGAGGCCGCGGCGATTGCCCGCGGCGCGCAGCCGGCCCGCGGTCCGCGGCGCCACCCCACCCCCAACGTTGCCGAGGACACCGTGACTGAACAGGAAGCGACCGCGCTGCGCACTGAGAACGCGGATCTCCGCCAGCGCATCGGAGACCTCGAGGAGCAGATCGCGCAGCTGGCTGGTCGAACCGTCGGTACGTCGGGGGCGAAGATGCCCGCCGCAGAGGACGCGAGGGCAAGTGGCCGTGACTTCGTCGAACCACCGTCCCCCGCACCCCCCAGCTCGCTGGGCGCCGCAGAGCGACTCGTCGGCACTGTCACCGACGAGGTTCTCTACCAGGCGTTCAAGGCGCGGCTGATCGCAGAGGCGCCGGCGGTGCTGCAGGTGCTCGGCGACAAGCCCGAGCTCCGGGTCGCCGTTGAGCGCCGCACGATCGAGGCGAATGGCGACACGCTGATCGGTCGGCTCGCCATCCTGATCTCGAAGGGCTTCTTCGACGAGGCCACGAAGGCATACGCCGCGTTCGTCGAACTCAACCGTCGTGGCATCGGGAGCGCCAAGCCGAACGTCTACAAGGCGTGCGATCAGCTCGCGAAGCTAGGCTTTCTCACGAAGGAAGCCGACGGCTACAAGACGGTCGCGGGCATGAAGATCAACATCGTCGAGGCGGCCTGACCTTGATCGAGCGTCCCCCGCGCCTGCATCTGGTCGCCCTGTGCACGATCTGGGCGTGCGGCGAGTTGTCGGCCAACGAGAAGATCGTCTACTACCACCTCTGGTCGCTCGACAACGGGCCCGAGGGCGCGTGGATCGCGACCGACTCCCTCGCGCAGCGGCTGCACCTCAGCCCCAAGACCATCGAGGACATCCGCGCGCGGCTGGTGCAGCTGGGCCTGTTGATGAGCCTCCCGCGGCCTGGCGCGCGGCAGCGCGGCTGGGTGTGCCTGATGCCGGCGGAGTTCGTGCCGCGTGCGCGCGTGCTTCGGGACGCGTACCGGGAGGCCCCGGGTCTCGCGTTCCTGTTCGACCGGCACCTGGTCGCCCGCCTCGCGTGGGCCGCTGGGCGGGCGGGTCAAGCGCCCGATGAAGGCCGGGCTATAGACCCGTCGGCTGACGAGTCCAGCACCCGCTATCGGACGGGTTCAGCACCCCGGCCCGGACGGGGTTCCACCAGCACGGCGGCCGCTCTTGGGGGGGTCGGGGGGGCACCTCCCACCTCAGAAGCTACGTACGAAAGTACGCTCTCACCTGCAGTTACGGCACCGGAACAGCAGGAGGGAGTTGGTGCAGTCGCACCAGAGACTGAGGAGGGAGAGGCGGGCGGTCGGCACCACGAGCTCCGCGACCCGAAGGTCGTCCGGGCAGAGGGGCTGGCGCTGATTCGGCTCACCCAGGGCAAGCAGCTCACCCATGACGAGCAGGCGCTGGTGCGCGAATGGTTGAAGCGTCAGCCGCCCGATCGTCAGGCACGGCATCGGAAGGCGGTCGGCGAGTGAGCGCCCCTGTTCCCGACACGATCCCTGAGTCACCGATCTGCCGGTCGGCCGATGACGAGACGAAGCCCTGCGAGTTTGCGGCGCATTGCGTCGAGACTCGACAGCGCGTGCAGTCTGGCTATCGCAAGGTCGAGGGCCGGTGGGTTCAGATCGGCGAGACTCTCTGGGGTGGGCTGTGTTGGGCGTACCAGCAGTTCCGTGATCGCGGCGTCTCATCTGGCACCGACTCGGTCGCCGCCGCCACGCGCGAACCCGGCGAAGAACCGTTCTAAGGACGGCGCCATGACGAAACGACCCACGCGTCTCACGCTGGACCCGCCGGTGATGCCGCTCCCCGCAGAGCTGGGCGGCCACCGCGAGGCGATCGAGAAGGCGCTCGACACCGCAGTCCTCGCCGGCACCTGGCCTGAGGGCCAGACGTTCCATGCGGCCGACCAGCCGCAAGCGATCGGCGGCGTGCTGATCGAGGCCCTCCGGCGCGAGCTCGTCGGCGCGAACATCGCGTACCTGTTTCGGGAGAAGATGCGCAGCGGCGGCCAGGTGAAGTACGCCAAGGCGGGTCGGTCGTCGGCGCTCCTCGAATATCTAACGAGCCTCGACTTCGTCATCGAGTTCAACTGGACCGCGTGGGGTCAGTTCACCCCACTCCAGCGTCTCGCCTGCGTCGATCACTACCTCTGTCGGTGCGCCAAGGACAGCGACAGCGGCCTCTACGTCATGCGCCACCCCGACGTCGCCGAGTTCGGGGAGATCGTGCGGCGCTACGGGCTGTGGACGCTCGACCTCAGGAACTTTGGTCGGGATGTCCGGAGCGTGCAGCGCGATCTCTTCCAGGAGCCGGCCGGCGCGCCCGCGGCCGCCGGCGTGGCCGAGTAAGATGCCGCCGCGCAACTCCGACATCACGTGCACGGACCAGTTCTGCGGCGCCGGCGGTTCCTCCCTCGGCGCCCGGGCGCGGGGCATCCGGGTACGGCTGGCGCTGAACCACTGGAAACTTGCGATCGAGACCCACAACACGAACTTCCCGGACACCGATCACGACTGCACGGACGTCAGCGCGGCGGATCCTCGGCGCTATCCCTCGACCGACATTCTGATCACGAGCCCGGAGTGCACCACGCACTCGCCAGCGGGAGGGAGTCGGCGCTCACAGCCTCAGCGTGACATCTTCCGGCCCTACCTTGAGGACCCGGCGACGATCCGATCGCGTGCCACCATGTGGGACGTCCCGCGGTTCGCCGAGTACCACCGCTACAACGCGATCATCGTCGAGAATGTCATCGAGGTGACGCGGTGGGAGCTGTTCCCCGAGTGGCTGGCGGCGATGGCCAAGCTCGGGTATGTGCACCGGATCGTCTCCCTCAATTCGCGGTTCGCGCACCCGACACCGCAGTCGCGCGATCGCATCTACATCGTGTTGTGGCGGAAGGGGAACCGCGCGCCGCTTCTGGATCACACGCCGCCGGCGCCGTGCGCGGGCTGCGGGCGCGTCGTGGAGTCGCGGCAGACGTGGAAGAATAACCGTCGGACTGGCAAGTACCGGCAGCAGTACATCTACACCTGCCCCGGCTGCCGCACCGAGGTGGTCCCGTTCTACTACGCCGGCCTGAACGCGATCGATCTGAGCCTCCCGGCTGAGCGAATCGGTGATCGGAAACGCCCGCTCCGGCCCCGCACGCTTGAGCGGATTCGGTACGGCCTCGACAAGTATGGTCGCATGGCGCTGGTCGTGCGGACGAACATGACCACCGACAGCGGCCGCGTCCGGCCGGTGGTGCTCGTCACCGATCGGCGGCAGCTCGCCCGCCAGCCGAGCGAGATCCTCGGTAAGAGCGTCACCGTGGTGCCGCTGATGGGCGGTCTCCAGTGAGCTACGGCACCGTCCACCGCAACAACAGCGGCGTCTGGATCATCAAGACGCAGCCGCAGGTGCGCCTCCGGCTGAAGCGGGTGTTCGAGCGCATCGACAAGCGCGGTCACGACTTCCTCTTCCTGAGCGACACGCTGGAGAATTGCCGCGAGCTGCTGTGGTTCCTCCAGCGGTTCCCGATGGACATGCCAGAGGACGCGAGGGAGTACCTACGCGCGCAGGCCGAGGCGTACGACGAGCGGCAGCTGACAATCCGCCAGGTTCTCGACTCGGTGATCGTGCCGCGCGCCTTCACCATGGCCCTGCCGCCGCGCGACTACCAGGCGCTGGCCGCCGAGATGCTGCTCCGCTCCGGCCATCTGTTGTGCGCCGACGACGTGGGACTCGGCAAGACGGCGCTCGCGATCGCGGCGCTCACCGACCCATCCACCCGGCCGGCGTTGGTCGTCGCGCTGACCCACCTGCAGCGGCAGTGGGTAGCCGAGCTGGCGAAGTTCGCGCCCGGGCTTCGCGCCCACATCCTGAAGCGCGGGAGCCCCTACCCCATCGAGCCGTTCCCCGATGTGATCGTGAGCAGCTACCACAAGCTCGGCGGGTGGGCCGACGTCCTGGCGCCCGTGATCAAGACGGTCGTGTTCGACGAGGTACAGGAGCTGCGACGGACCGAGTCCCAGAAGTACTCGGCGGCGGCCCACCTGGCGGCCAATGCGCGCTACCGCCTGGGCCTCTCCGCAACCCCGATCTACAACTATGGCTCCGAGATGTACGCCGTGATGAGCTGCATTGCGCCCGACGCGCTGGGCAGCCGGCAGGAGTTCGGTCGCGAGTGGTGCAACCGCGGCGACTGGGGTGATAAGGCGAAGATCGATGACCCTAAGGCGTTCGGGAGCTACCTCCGCGATCAGGGGCTGATGCTCCGCCGCACCCGCAAGGACGTGGGGCGGGAGCTACCCGAGGTCACGCGGGTGGTGCACGAGATCGATGCCGACCCCCACGCGCTCGAGGCGGTGAGCGTCACCGCCGCTGAGCTGGCGCGGACCATCCTCAGGCAGGGCGAGGCCTTCCGGGGTCAGAAGCTCCACGCGTCCGAGGAGCTGAGCATGCTGCTGCGCCAGGCCACCGGCGTGGCCAAGGCCCCGCACGTCGCCGCGTTCGTCCGCCTGCTCTGCGAGAGCGAGGGGAAGGTTGTCCTCTACGGCTGGCACAAGGCCGTGTACGCGGTCTGGCGGGACGAGTTAGACGACTTGAAACCGGTGTTCTACACGGGCGACGAGTCGCCGAACGAGAAGGACGCCTCGAAGCAGGCATTCGTCGCGGGCGACTCGAAGGTGTTGATCGTCTCGCTGCGCGCGGGCATGGGCCTCGACGGCCTCCAGCAGGTGTGCCGCACCGTCGTGTTCGGGGAACTCGACTGGAGCCCGGGCGTGCACGAGCAATGCATTGGCCGCATCCACCGTGATGGCCAGGACGAGCCGGTCCTCGCCTACTTCCTCCTCGCCGATGCTGGCTCCGACCCGGTCGTCGCCGACATCAACGGCATCAAGCGGCAGCAGAGTGAGGCGATCCGGGACCCGCACGCGGAGCTGATCGAGAAGCTCGCGCTCGATGGCGGGCACGTGCGACGGCTCGCCGCCGCGTACTTGGAGCAGCGAGGACTGGCCGCGTGAGCGTGTACGTGGATTCCCTCATCCGCACCGTGCGCAGCCGCCGGTGGCCGTTCTGGTCCTCGTGCCACCTCTTCGCAGACTCCCCAGAAGAATTGCACCCGTTCGCCCGAGGCCTCGGACTGCGGCGCGACTGGTTCCAGGACGACCCACGCCTCCCGCACTACGACCTGAACCCGCGCCGGCGGGAAGCTGCGGTGCAGCGGGGAGCGATTGAGGTAGACCGCCACTTCGTAGCGGCGACCATGAAGCTACGCCGCCGTGCGCGCGAGGAGGGATTAGCCGGGTTCGTGGATGAAATGACGGAACGGATCACCCGAACATTAGAACTCCCTCGTGAACTACTGGAGCAGCGCAAGTGAGCCGCGCCACGATCGACACCCGCTCGCTTTCAGAGAAGGCGCTCATAGCGGCTGGCCGCTCGCTGCGGGAGTCGATGCACTGGCGCGACGATGAGAAGTGCCAGCTGATCGCTGAGGTCTGGGCACGCAAGGTGATCGTCACGTTTGTCCGTGCAGTGGATAAGGCGGGGTCGTGACCGACTACCGCGCGTTCCTTGAGCGGAAGGCGAAGCTCGCCACGGCGACCGGGTTCGAGGTCTCCGCCGACGAGGTGAATCCGCTGCTCAAGCCGCACCAGGTGGCGATCGTGCTGTGGGCCCTGCGGGGTGGGCGGCGCGCGATCTTCGCGGCGTTCGGCCTCGGCAAGACCATCATCCAGCTCGAGATCGTCCGGCTCATCCTGCAGAAGGCGGGCGGCCGCGGCCTGATCGTGCTGCCGCTCGGCGTGCGCCAGGAGTTCAAGCGCGACGCCACGATGCTCGGCCTCACGGTGACGTTCATCCGCCGGATTGAGGAAGCGGGTGCGGCCGGCATCTACCTCACCAACTACGAGACCGTGCGGGACCAGAAGCTCGACCCGCGCAGCTTCACCGTCGTCAGCCTGGACGAGGCGGCGGTGCTGCGCGGGTTCGGCGGCACCAAGACCTTCCGCGAGTTCATGCGGGTGTTCGAGGGGACGGCGACGTACCGGTTCGTCGCCACGGCCACGCCCGACCCCAACGAATACATCGAGCTGCTGGCCTACGCCGCCTTCCTCGACGTGATGGATGTGGGCCAGGCGAAGACACGGTGGTTCAAGCGCGACTCGACGAAGGCCGACCAGCTGACCCTGCACCCGCACAAGGAGCGGGAGTTCTGGCTCTGGGTGGCGTCGTGGGCGCTGTTTCTCTACCGGCCGTCGGACCTCGGCTTCCCCGATCACGGCTACATCCTGCCCGAGCTGGATGTGCGCTGGCACGAGGTGGCGAGCGATCACGCCGCGGCCGCACCCGAGCGCGACGGCCAGGCGCGGCTCTTCCAGGACGCGAGCCTCGGGGTGAGCCAGGCCTCGCGCGAGAAGCGCGGCAGTCTCCCCTCGCGGGTCGCGAAGCTGATGGAGCTGCGCGCCGAGGATCCGAGCGCCCACCGGCTGATCTGGCACGACCTGGAGGCAGAACGCGAGGCGATCCAGGCGGCGATCCCGGACGTGGTGGCGGTCTACGGCAACCAGGACCTCGACGCCCGTGAGGCGTCGGTCATCCGGTTCTCGGACGGGAAGATCGCCGAGCTCGCCGCCAAGCCGGTGCTCGCCGGCGCCGGTTGCAACTTCCAGCGGTTCTGCGCGTGGGCGGTGTTCCTCGGCATCGGGTTCAAGTTTCACGATTTCATCCAAGCGATTCACCGCCTGCACCGCTTCCTGCAGACCAAGCGCGTGCGCATCGACCTGATCTACTCCGAGGCCGAGCGACCGATCCGGAAGATTCTCGAGGAGAAGTGGGCGCGCTACAACGAGCAGACCGAGCAGATGCGGGCGATCGTGCGCGAGTACGGGCTCGCGCAGGCCTCGATGGTGCAGGCGCTACAGCGGGCGATCGGTGTCGAGCGCCTCGAGGTCCAGGGCGACGGCTACCGGCTCATCCAGAACGACTGCGTGGAGGAGACGCGGACGCTGGAGTCGGATAGCGTCGACCTGATCGTCACCAGCATCCCATTCGCCACCCAGTACGAGTACACGCCCACCTACAACGACTTCGGGCACTCGGAATCGCACGCCGAGTTCTGGGAGCAGATGGACTTCCTCACCCCCGAGCTGCTGCGCGTGCTCGAGCCCGGGCGGGTGATGGTCATCCACGTCAAGGACCGGATCGTTCCGAGCGGGATGCTGGGGCTCGGGTTCCAGACGGTGGCCCCGCTCCACGCCGAGGCCATCACACACTACCAGCGGCACGGCTTCGGATACCTTGGCATGAAGACGATCGTGACCGACGTGGTCCGAGAGAACAACCAGACCTACCGGCTGGGCTATACCGAGCAGTGCAGGGACGGGTCGCGGATGGGCTGTGGCATGCCGGAGTACTTGCTGCTGTTCCGGAAGCCGCCGACCGATCGCTCGAACGGCTACGCCGACATCCCGGTCGTGAAGTCGAAGGACAGCTATTCCCTTGGGCGGTGGCAGATCGACGCGCACGCCTTCCAGCGGTCGAACGGCAACCGCCTGCTCGCGCCCGAGGATCTGGAGGGCCTGGCGCATGACGTGATGTATCGGCTGTTCAAGCGGTACTCGCTGAGCCATCCCTACGACGCCGATCATCACGCCAAGCTCCAGGAGGCGTTGGAGCAGGGGCGCCGGCTGCCGGTGACCTTCATGCTCCTGCCGCCGCACAGCTGGCACCCGGACGTCTGGACCGACGTCGCCCGGATGCGGACGCTGAACACGATGCAGGAGGCGAAGGGGCGCGAGATGCATTTGTGCCCGATCCAATTTGACCTCGTCGACCGGCTAATCACGCAGCTCTCCATGCCCGGCGAAACGGTGTTCGATCCCTTCGCCGGCTTGATGACGGTCCCCTACCGGGCGGTCGCGCTCAAGCGGCGCGCGATCGGGATTGAGCTGAGCCCGACGTACTTCCGGGATGGCGCGCGGTACGTGGTCGAGGCGGCGGCCAACCGGCCGGTGCCCACGCTCTTCGAAATGCTTGAGCTGGACGAAGCCCGGAGCGAGGCGGCCTCGTGACGGTGCTTGCATTCGTCGCTCGCGCCTTGATCGTGGTGCTCTGGATAGTCTGCGGTGCCGTCGCCTGCGTCCTCGCATTCGGGTTCTGGTTGCTGACGGGTCACGGTCCGCCATTGCAACGGTTCAGGTACTCGGCCACCATCAACTCGGCACCTGATCCGGAGCGCCTCCGTCGTCTCGCCGAGTTCGAAGAGGCTGACCGCATCAGCCGACAGATCAGCGACGCGGTTGCGCGCGCGTCTGCCCGGCCTCGCCGCCGCAGCATCCTGCAGGCCACAGGTCTCGGCCCGCAGATCCTCGCCCGCAGACCTTCGCGGGTCGTGCCGCGCTGGCGCATGGATGCGTCAGCGCGATGCGCCATCGACGAGGTGCTCGCACACATGGGACGCCCGTCATGAGTCTGGGACTGCCGCAAGCTCTGTCCGGTGCCGCTCCCGTACGAGGAGAGACCTGTGGCCAGGGCCACCAGCTGCTCATCAGCTCGGAGCCGCTATTTGGACGAACGATCGTGACTTGCATGGGGGGAGAGCACTGTCAGATACTGCCCCGCCGGCGGGCGGTGAGCATCGATCCTGGTCGTGGGCGGTCGCGGACGTGGCGTGCCTGGTCGGCGACGGAGCGAGCGCAGGCCATGGCGTACCGCGCGCGGGGCCAAACGGTACGGCAGATCGCTCTGGCGCTCGGTCGCACCGATGCCTCTGTGCAGCACGTGCTTGACAAGGCGGGCCAGCGCCGCGGCCACCCACGGGGACGCTGCTCCTGTGGTCATGGAATTAACCGCAGGAACGGCCGGCACGGTCGGCGCTGCGGCTACTGTCGGGATCGGCAATGACTGATACACCGGATCCGACCTGGCCGGAGGCCCCTGATCCGCCGCCGAACTGTCGGGTCGGTGCGGTCTGGCGGCACAAGACCGCCAACGACCGCGCGCGGATTCAGCGCGTGTACTTCGACTACGGCATGTCCTTCAAGTGGCGAGTGGTCCTGGCTGGCGGCACCGAGTTTGTGGACCAGGTTCGGCATCCGGGAACGCGCGCGGTCCCGAACGCGATGTTCCTCGACGGCCTGATGAGCCACTGGGAATATGACCGCGACTGAGCCCGCGATCGCGCGCTACCTCGTCCAGGTGCTCGCGATCATCCTGGTGTTCCGGGGCGCGCTCGGCTTCGTCGCGGACTACAAGGCGTGGGAGCGCGGCTGGCTCGGCCGGCGCGTGTTCCGCTGGATGCGGCCGATCGTCCGCGATCACCCGTGGACTATGCCGACCTTGAGTAACGGGGTAAAGGAGAAGCCAATGATCATCGAAGTTGAACTGACCGAACCGGCACTGGAGGCGCTGCAGCGTCTGGTGGACACCGGTTTCTACGGGGGCTCCGTTGAGGGGGCGGCCGAGCGCGTGATTTGCCGCTGGCTCGATGATCGGGAGGCTGACAGGGTGCGGGTCCTTGACCTACCGGAACGTTGCCCTGCGTCGAAGGACGGGAAGCACTTCCCCGGCTGCGGATGCGATTGATGGCCAACGCTCAACCCCCGACACTTGCGGAGCTGCTCTACGAGTCATTCCGCGCACAGCGACCGAGCCCTTCGGACTGGGCGCCGTGGGAGTTGCTATCCGAGCCTGAGCATCAGCCCTTCTACCGCCAAGCGGATTGGCTCAGGGAGCGGGACGTGCGGGGGCCCGCGGTGCGTTGAGCCTCTACCGCACGGTCCTCGGCATCGATCCCTCGCTGTCGGCGACGGGGATCGTGGCGCTGCAGCGGGATGGCGACCCGGGGGCGTGGCGCTTGGTCTATCGGCACACGGTACGGCCGCCGGCCAAGGGCGCGCTCGTCTCGCGACTCGAGGCGCTGTATCGGGATGTCTACAAGGCCGTGCTGACGGCGATCGCGGGGCGGCCAGAGCCGATGACCGCCGCGGCCGAGGACCCATCGGACTTCCGGGTGCCTGGCAAGAGCGGGGTGTCGCAGCTGATCCGCTTCGGCGCCGGCGTGGGCGTGGCGCTTCTGGCGGCCCAGTGCGCCTGCCACGAGCTCGGCCTGCCGCTCGTGACCTACGGGGTCAACGAGTGGATTCCCAAGGTTGGGGGGCGTCGAGGCGGCGGCTGGAAACACCCGATGTCGCACAAGGATCTGCTCGCCCAAGCCCGGCTCATCATCCCCGGTACCACAGAGGCGACCGACGATGAGGTAATGGCCAGTGCTCTGGCGCTGCAACACGTCCTGAAGGTCCGGCACCACCAGAACATGGCGGGAATCGGGATTGGGAATTAACTTGATGCTGGACATGACAGCTACGCCACGGGGCGTCCCGCTTCCAGGGGGGATCGCCCCTTTCGTTTTAATACCTGGCGGGCTGCTGGTGAGCCTCCAGTGCCCGCATTGCGGGACGTGGATCCGACATCTGTTCCACCGCGTGCGGGTCGCGGTGTCGAATTCGCACCCGAGGCCGGGAAAGCGGGACGGGATGTGCAACGTGATCGTCGTGCCGGACCCGAAGGGTGATGAGCACATGATCTACCGCGTGGCGATCGATGCGGACATGAAGCGTGCGATGCAGCTCGTCTGCGAGCGGTTGGGCTCAGCGGCGTAAATCACGTCAAGGCAGGAGGCGGACATGAGCAGGCCAACGCAGGATGCGCTCCGCGAGCGCGAGTTCAAGGTGGCGGATCGCGCGCGCGCCGCGGGGCAGCGCAGCGACGGGGAGATTCGGGCGGCCATCAACAAGGACCGGCGCATGCGGTGGGCGCCGCTCGTGAAGGCCATGACGGTGCCGCCCGAGCTGAAGGAGTTCGCGGCCGAGATGACCGCGCGCCACGGTCCCAAGGTGCGCGTGTGGGAGAACGATCTGGACTTGATCACGGCGCTACTCGTCGCCCGCTACGGCGAGGCGGAGTACTTCTGGCCCGAGACGTTCGGCGATGATGATGTGCGCCGGGCCCAGACGTGGATGGACGGGTCGCGGCCGATGCCCGGAGGCGTCACCTACATCGTCGCTGAGGAGGCCTGACCATGTCCGCCATGAGCGATTTCATGGAAGCCGACGTCCGCAAGCACTATTTCCGGACCGGTGCCTCCGCGAAGCCCACCGATCTCACGGTCCACCTCTACACGGCGGCGCCCGGCGAGGCCGGTGGCGGGACGGAAGTCGTCGGCGGCAGCTACGCGCCGGTCTCGCGGCCCCCGCTCGATGCGAACTGGTCGGGCGCGAGCGCGACGGACGGGCTCACGGACAACGTGGCGGACCTCGTGTACCCGGCACCCACGGCGAACTGGGGCTCCGTCACGCATTTCGCGATCAAGGACCAGGTCCCGAACTTCCTGTTGTACGGCGCGCTCACGCAGGCGAAGACCGTGAACAACGGGGATCCGGCCCCCAAGTGGGTCGCGGGCGCGCTCGACATCACCTTCGCCTGAAGCCTGGGCGTTGAATGGCCGACGTAAGCATTGATGCTGCCATCGGCACCGCGACCGCGCGCGGGATGCGGTCGCTGGTGTTCGTCAGCGCGGACGTCGGCTACTGCTTCTTCATCGACGGCGACGCCGACTTCTTCTACATCAAGACCACGGACGGCGGCGCGTCGTGGAGCGGCGCGGTCGAGATCGATACCGATATCACGACCACCGTCGACTGGTTCGACGTCTGGTACGACCGGTGGACGCCGGGCGACACCACTGGCACCAAGATCCACATCGTGTGGGTGGATCAGGGCGACGACGACCCGCAATACGTCTCACTCGACACCAGCAACGACACCCTCGGCACGCAGGTCACCGTCTTCACCGGCACGAGCACCGCCGCCGGGATCGGCGTCCACGCCTCCATCACCAAGGCGGTCGGCGGCAATCTCTACGTCTCCGGGCAGATCGACGCCGGGGCGGAACGCTTCTTCTCCCGGTCGGTGGACGGGGGCGCCACGTTCGGGGCGCGCGCGGTGGCGGTGGAGGCGGTTGGGGATTGGTCGATGCTATTCCCCGGCAATGCCGCGGACAATCAGGACATCTGGGCGGTCTACTTCGACGCCGACGCCAACGCGCTGACGCTGAAGGCGTACGACAACTCGGCGGACTCGTGGTCGGAGTCCGCGACCATCATGGGGGTGGTTGAACTTTCCACGGATCTCACTGGGCAGTACCCTTTTTCCGCCTCCATTCGGCACAGCGATGGGCATCTGGTCATCGCGGCATTGACTGGGCGCGGGATCTCTGAGGATCACCGCGTGTTCGACGTCAACGGCACGGGCTCCATCACCGCGTTGACCAACATCGCCACCGACAGCGAAGACCACTATTACCCATCGGTGTTCATCCACCAGGCCACCAACGATCTCTACGTGGCGTACAACGGCAAGCGGGACGGGTCGGAGACGCTTGATACGGCCACGAAGGTCTACTACACCAAGTCCACGGACGACGGCACCACGTGGTCGTCGGGAGACACGGCGTACATGGAGGGCGCGGCGGCCGTGGTGCTCCAAACGTGGGCGCCGATCATGGGCGACCGCTTCTATGTGGCGTGGCGGCGGGCCAGCACTGTCCTCGCGGGCAATGCGGTCAACAGCGTCGCGTTCGGCGCTGCCGCCGAGTTCGAGGCGGCTGTGGTGGGTTCTGCGATCATCGCTGGTGCGCTGACCACGGCCATCGAGATGGCAGCTGCGGTGAGCACATCCGCCAGCGCGGCCGCCTCCCTCTCGACAGAAATCCAGATGGCGGCCGCGGCGACGGGCAGCGCGACGGTCGCCGCTGCCCTGACGACGGAGATTCCGCTCGCCGCCGCGGCCCTGGGGAGTGCGACCGTTGTCGCCGAGCTCACCGCGCCGCAGCAGGCGCTCTTTGAGGCGTCGCTCAGCGGGACGGCGAGTGCTGCGGGGGCGTTGGCGACGGCGATCGAGTGCGCGGCCGCCGTGACGGGGTCCGCGTCTGCGGTGGGCGCCCTCAGCACAGAAATCCAGCTGGCGGGTGCGGTGACGGCCACTGCGACTGCTAGCGGTAGCCTCACTACCGAGATCGCGTTGGCAGGGGCCTGCGCCGCTACAGGGACGACCAGCGGTGCCCTCACGACCGCCATTCAGCTCGCCGGCAGCTTGCTCGCGCCCGCTGTCGCTACGGGCGATCTGACCGTCAGCGGCCTGGCAGAGTTTCAGGCGTCGGTCCTGGGGAGCGCCACCGTCGCGGCTGGCCTCACGACCGTGATCCAGTTCGAGGGCACTGTGACAGGCGCGGCCGTCGCAGCGGGCGAGCTGCTCACCGCCATTACGTTCGAAGGATCGGTACTCGGCGAAGCCGTGAGCGCGGCCGACCTCACGGTGGCTACGGCGGGAGAGCCGTATGCTGAGCTGACCGTCTATGATCTGTACCTGGATGGCGTTGCGCCCGCATTTCGCCCCGCTGCGTTGCTGATGAGGTTCCGGAATGACGGCAGAGTCTACCTGCACGTACGGAACGCGGGCTCAGGCGTGATCACGATCACGATCCCACGGATTGCTCCCGCGCTCCAGCGTCAGGCCCACACGGTTGAGGTGCCTGCTGCGGGCGAGCGCCTGATCGGTCCCTTCTCGGCCGCGCGCTTCGGGACGCGGCCTCAAGTCACCTGCCCCATTGTCACGGACGTGGACGTGCAGGCCCGTCGCGTGCGCCGATTCGGCGTCGTGCAGCACCTGAAGGACTGACGCCGTGCCCGTCGCGATCCGCGTCCGCACCAATGCCATCGAGGTCGCGGGGGCGTTCGGCGTCCTCTACCGCGATCAGCTCCCGTTCGCGATCAAGCAGGCAATCAACGACACTGCCAAGGACGCCCAGCGCGCCCAGCGTTCGGGCATGGCGCAGCGGTTCACCATCCGTCGCAAGGCGTGGGTAGAGCGCGGCATCAAGATCAAGCCGTTCGCTACCAAGCGCCGCCTGGTAGCGACGATCGCCGTCGACCCCCCCGGTGGTGAGTCACGAGCCGACATCCTCACGAGGCATGAGGAGCGCGGGTTCCGCGTTCCCTTCAAGGGCCGCGCACTCGCCGTCCCGGTCGCCGCGCGCGCCAATAAGCAGGATGTCGTGGCCAAGCGCAATCGCCCCAAGGCGTTCGCGTTCAAGGAGATGGTCCGAGGGACTGGAGGTACCAAGGTCTTCAAGGGACAGAAGCGTACGTTCATGATCCAGCGACCGGACGGCAGCGGCTGGATTCTCAAGCGGGTGGGGAGAGGGAAGCACGGATCGCTGTTCGAGGGAACGTCGGTGCTCTACGTCCTCGACACTTCGGTGCCGATCGCGAGCCGGCTGCAGTTCGTGACGACCGTGACCGACACCGTGCAGGTCACGTTCAAGGGCCACTTCAGCCGCAGCTTCGACCGCGCGGTGAGGACGGCGCGGTGAGGGCGAACAAGGCGAGACCTGTCGTGCCTAACCTGCGTGGGGATGCTGTTCTGACTCGGGCAGAACGCGCCATCCTACGCCGGCATTGGCTGGCTATTGCTGGACCGCAATACGTACGTGGTCGCACAGGGTGTATTGCCGCCTTTGAGAGAGTCCCGCACTTAGCAGCGTCGCTTGAATCGTTGGTTGGACAGGGCTATGGCGTGTCTGATCTCGCTAATGGGTTCGGATTGAGCACCTCGGCGATATCAAAGTGGCTGCGCTGCTGTGGGCTTACGAGCGTTCACAAGCAATCACCAGCGCGCATCTGGTCAGCCGAGTTGAACCGCTTCATCCCGGTGCCAATGTCAGACTGTCCGACCATGGCGGTTAGTGACCGGCTCATCGCCAACGGTACGCGCAGCTGGCTCGCCGCCAACGCGAGCAAGGCCGGTTCGCTGGAAACGCCAAACGGTGGGGGACGCATCATGCTGACTGATCCACCGCGCTACCGCGTCCTGAATCTCTCACGGAATAAAAACGCGGGTCCTTCTGACACACAGGATGGCCGCGGGTGCCGCGCCAGCTCGGTGGACGCATATACCGGGCCCGCTGAAATGCGATTTCGGTTTCGCGATTCATGACCAAGCGGTCGCAGCACCGGCGCCACCGCTCGAAACCACGGTCGAAGAGCAGCGCGCGCCGTCCTGCACCGGCTACAACCGGCCACCTCGAGCGTGAGCGCCTGCCGATCGCGGTGGCTGCCGCCCGCCTCGGTCTCACCCCGCGTCGGCTCCAGCAGTACATCGCCGAACACCGCGACGTGCCTACCGTTGGGCACGGTAGGGACCGGATGTTCTTGTGGCCCGAGCTGCGTGAGTGGCGCGACAAGAACCTCATCCAGCAGGGGGTGGCGTCGGTCCGCCCTGGGTCCGTCGAGGAGGCGCGCGCCCGGAAGCTGGCCGCTGACGCGGATCTGCGAGAGATGGAGGTCGCCGAACGCCGCGGCGCGCTGATGCCAGCGGCGCTCTTTCGCCAGGAGTTCGAAGCTGCCTGTTCGCGGATGGTCGCGCATCAACTCAACGCGCCCGGTCGGTACGCCCCGCAGCTGCTCGCTGCCTTTCCTGAACGGCTCCGTGCCGACGACCTGATCCGCGCCGAGGAGTTCATCCGGCGCATGATGCAGGACCAGATGGCGGAGCTCGAGGCTGGCGATGACGTGCCCGAAGACCAGGAGCTGGCCGCCGGATGATTGTGGCTCCCCGCCACCCCCATCGGGCTGCACGCCGGCGCGCTGCGACCGTCACCGCGGCCGCGATCGTCGCGGGCCTACCGACCGTCACTGGACACCGCCACCTACGCCGTGTCGAGCGGGAGGTGCGCGCGCGGATCTTCGCCGCGCAGCCCAACCTCACCTGCTCGGAATGGGCTGAAACCGAGCGGTACGTCTCCGCGGAGCACAACCCTGAGGAGCCCGGGCCGTGGCGCAATCGCCGGGTGCCCTACCTCACCGAGATCATGGACTCGCTCAGCAACCCGCGGGTGGAGCGCGTCGTTTTCAAGAAGTCCGGACGCGTTGGCGGGACTGAGGTGCTCAACAACTTCCTCGGTTACGTGATCCACCTCCGCCCCCGGTCCACGATGGTGGTGCTGCCCACCGTCGACGAGGCGAAGGGCTGGTCGAAGGAGACGCTCGACCCCATGCTCCGGGACACCCGGTGCTTACGGGGACGGGTCCGAGACTCCGACAGCGGCCGGCGCGCCAAGGGCAGCACGATCCAGGTGAAACTGTTCGCCGGTGGGCGCGGGTTGCTCGCGATCATGGGGTCCAACGCCGCCGCCGGGCTGCGCCGGCGATCGATCGCCAACGTCCTCTGCAGCGAGGTGGACGGGTTCGCGCTGGAGGCCAAGGGCGGCACGGCCAAGGAAGGCGACCCGCTCTCCCTGGCGATCCGGCGGTCGCAGAACGTCCGGTCGCGGAAGATCTATCTCGAATCGACACCGACCGAGAAGGGCGTCTCGCGCATCAGTCGTGAACACGAGCGGTCGGATCAGCGCGAGTACTTCGTGCCCTGCCCCCACTGCGGCTACATGCAGACGCTCAAGTGGGACAATCTCGAATGGCAGGAACGCGACGCCTCGACCGTGGTCTATCAGTGTGGCGATTACGAGCGGCACGCCGACGGGACGATCACGCGGACCGCCGGCTGCGGGAAGTCGATCGAGGAACATCACAAGAACGTCATGCTCGAGCGCGGGGAGTGGCGCGCGCGCTATCCAGACCGGACGGTGCGCGGCTACTTCATCTGGGCAGGCTATTCGCCGTTCGTCACCTGGTCGCGGCTCGTCGAGGAATGGATCAACGCGCAGGGCGATCGGCGGGCGTTGAAGGCCTTCGTCAACACGGTGCTTGGCGAGGAATGGGAGGACACCGAGATGCAGCTCGACCACCAGGTCCTCGCGGCACGGCGTACGCGGTGGGCCGCGGATGTGCCTTCGCCGGTGGGTGTACTCACGTGCGGCGTCGACGTCCAGGGTGATCGGCTCGAGGCGAGCGTCTGGGGCTGGGCCCACGAGGAGCAAGCCTACGTGATCAACCACGAGGTGTTCGTCGGGAACCCCGTCGAGGCGGACGTCTGGAATCGGCTCGACCTCCTGCTCGGGCATGACTTCGACCACGAGGCGGGGGCGAAGGTCCGGATCAGCGCGACGTGCATCGACTCGGGCGGTCACCACACCGACGAGGTCTATGCGTTCTGCCAGGCGCGCCGGCGGATGAATGTGTTCTCCATCAAGGGGATCAGCGTGCCCGGCGCCCAGGCGATCGGGAAGATGTCGGCGATGCCGGGCTGGCCGGGGATGCGGCATTTCCCCCTCGGCACGGACGCCCTCAAGGATTCCCTGTTTGCGCGCCTTGCCGTCCTGAGCGCCGGCCCCCGGCACGTGCATTTCCCCTGGCATCTGCCGGAGGACTACTTCCAGCAACTCGCGGCGGAGACCGCCCGGATCCGCTACATCAACCGGCGGCCGGTGCGCCGGTGGGAGCTCCGTCCGGGGCAGCGGAATGAGGCGCTCGACTGCGCCGTCTATGCGCTCGCGGCGCTCTACATCCTCGGGCCGACCGTCCGTGCCTCGCTCGGCGAGCTAGCGGCACGGCTCCAGCGGGGTGAGGGTGCCGCGCCCCCGGCCGTGCGTCGGGGTCGGCGGGTGCTGTCGAAAGGCGTCGAGTAGGCTTGACCTGCACGGCAGGACCCCTAAATTAAGGGCAGCGCGCCAACCTGGTGCGACAGCGACGTCTAGCCCACGGGGGCGATCCATTGCGGATCGTCCCCGTTTTTCTTTTCCCGGGAGTTCGATGGCGACGAAGACCTACACGCAACAGCTCGAGTCGGTACAGGCCGCGATCGAAGCGATCGAGCTGCGGGGGCAGACCGTCACCGTCAACAACCGCACGCTCGGTCGTGCGGAGCTCCCGGCACTGTACCGTCGCGAGGCGCGGCTGCGTCGGCTCGTCGATCGCGAAACGCGCGGCGGCGTCCGTGTGATGACGGTGGTGCCCGAGTGAGCGTCAATCTCTCGAACCTCGCCGCGCATCTGCAGGTCCAGCCAACGGCGCTGGACCGGGTCATCGGGTACCTGAGCCCTGCCACCGCCCTCCGGCGGCTGCGCGCACGCGCCGGCATCTCGCTCATGTCCGGGTACGTTGGCGGCCGCAGCGATCGTCGATCGATGCGGAACTGGAATCCTGCCGCGGGCAGCGCGAACGCCGACACCCTACTCGACCTCCCGACGCTGCGGGCCCGTTCGCGGGACCTCATCCGCAACACGCCGCTCGCCGCCGGTGCGCACAACACGATCGTCACCAACGTGATCGGCACGGGGCTCCAGCTCCATGCGCACGTGGACCGCGACCTCCTGGGCTTGACCGACGACGAGGCGAATGACTGGGAACGTCGCGTCGAGATGATCTTTTGGGCGTGGGCCAGCAGCCGCAACTGCGACATCACACGCGAGCAATCGTTTGCCGGGCTCCAGGATCTCGCCTTCCGTTCGGCCCTGGAGTCGGGTGACGTGCTCCTGGTGCGTCGCTTCCAGGAGCGACAGGGCGACGTGCTCGGGACGAAGGTGCAGTTGATCGAGGGCGACCGGGTCTCGAATCCCAATCTCCAGATGGACAGCGAGCGCCTCGCGGCGGGTGTCGCGGTCGACGGGAACGGCGCCCCCACCGGGTACTGGGTCCGGAACACGCACCCGGGTGACTTCTTTGCGTTCGGCTTCATGCGGAAGAGTACGAACTGGAGCCAGGTCCCCGCGCGCGGCAAGACGTCGAACGATCTCATCGCGAAGCTGGTCTATCGGCGCATGCGCCCCGGGCAGGTGCGCGGCGTGCCGTTGCTCGCCCCCGTCATCGAACCCCTGAAGCAGCTCGACCGCTACACCGAGGCAGAGATCACGGCTGCGGTGATCAACGCCCTGCTCACCGTGTTCATCAAGTCCGACGCCGATGAAGCGGGTGCGCAGCTCGCGGGAACGGGCGATCCCGACGAAGGGCTGAAGGCCGACGAAATCAAGCTCGGCGAGGGCAGCGTCGTCGGGCTCCTGCCCGGTGAGGACGTCAGCGTCGTGGAGCCCAAGCGCCCGAACAGCGTGTTCGATGCGTTCGTGCTCTCGGTCTATCGGCAGATCGGCGTCGGGCTCGAGCTGCCGTTCGAGGTGCTGATCAAGCACTTCCAGTCCAGCTACTCCGCCGCGCGGGCCGCGCTGCTCGAGGCGTGGAAGATGTACCGCACGCGCCGCGCGTGGATTGCGCAGGATTTCTGCCAGCCCTGCTACGAGTGGGTCATCGTCGAAGCGATCGCGCGCGGGATGATCGAAGCCCCTGGCTTCGACGACCCAGTCGTCCGGGCGGCCTGGCTGGGGAGCGAATGGGTCGGTACCGCACAAGGCCAGATCGACCCCGAGAAGGAAGCGCGCGGGGCCGAGAAGCGCATCGCGATCGGCGTGTCCACCGTCGAGCGTGAGACCGCAGAGCTGACGGGGATGGACTGGGAAGAAGTGCACGTCCAGCGCGCCAAGGAGCATCGGATGCGGCTCGCGGCTGGCCTCGAGTCGGGTGCGCCGAAGGCGCTGCCCGCCGGCGCCCCGCCTGCCGACACGCTCCCAGACGACTCACCCGATGCCGCCGATGCCGCTGAGCAGCGCGAGCTCGCGGAGGCCAACGCGTGAGATATCAGCACATCGCGGCCCTCGCCTTCGATCAGCCGTTGATGATCGAACCCACCAAGGGACGGATCATCGCCCACTACCTCGCCAGCCGCATCCTGGGCACGATGGTGCTTCCCGACCTGCGGGGCGTTGGTGAGATGCGGCCCGCACGGCGCGAAGGCCTGCAGGTGGAGAATGGCATCGCGCTCATCGATGTGAGCGGGGTGCTGGTGAATCGGGCTGGCCAAATGGATGCCGACTCCGCGCCCTTGCTCAGCTACGAGCAGCTGACGAGTGAGATCGAGGCCGCGGCGGCTGATGCCTCTATCCGTGGCATCCTGCTGCGGCTCGACTCCCCGGGTGGCGAAGTCGGCGGCGTGTTCGACCTCGCACAGCGGATCCGCCAGGTGGAGAAGCCGATCTGGGGTATCGCCGCGGCACAGGCCTGTTCGGCAGCCTATCTGCTGGGTTGCGCCACGCAGCGGTTCTTCACGAGCCAAGAGGCGACGACCGGCTCGATCGGCGTGGTGCTCAATCGGTTCGACGTCACCAAGGCGCTGGATGCCGAGGGCATCCAGGTGATTCAGATCGCCGCCGGCGCGCGCAAGCTGGATGGGTCACAGGTCCAGCCGTGGAAGCCCGGCTCCGACGAGGAGAAGGCGCTCGTCTCGTACGTGACGAGCTTCTACGACCTCTTCGTCAACGCGGTTGCCACGTACCGCGGGCTTTCAGCCGCTGCTGTGCGGGCGACAGATGCCGGCGTGTTCGTCGGCCAGGCGAGCGTCAGCGCACGGTTGGCCGATGAGGTAGGGACGATTCGCGGCACGCTCCAGAAGTTCAGCGAAACCCTGAACAATCCGATGAGGAGCCCCATCATGTCAGCTCAGAACGCCGACACGCCAGCCGCACCGACCGTTCCGCCGGTGGCGGCGGCCCCCGCTCCCGCCCCGGTTCCCAGCGTCGCCGATCCCGCGCAGCTCCGCCGCGAGGGCGCGGAAGCCGAGCGCCAACGGATCGAGCGGATCACTGCGCTGGCACTGCCGAGCTACGAGCAGCTCGCCGCGAAGGCCAAAGCGGACGGCACCACGGTGGAGGCTTTCGCCGTGCTCCAGGCGGAAGCGCAGAAGCAGAAGTCGAAGGCGAAGCTCGGCAGCCTGCGTGCGGACGAGGCCGCCCTGGACGCCCCGGCGCCGGTGATCAGCGGCGACGCCGGTGGCGCCGACGAGGCGACGGCCGCGGCCGAGATCATCGGGCTGCATCGCGCCATGCGGGGCCAACCCGCGCTCGGTCGGGGCAACTGACCATCACCGTCGCGGCGAAGCCGATCGCGACCATCACGGAGACCTGAACCATGCCTCCTGCCTCCTACAGCTCGTCGGCGTTCACGCCGGACAAGCTGGTCACCGGCCCGGACCCGCTCGAGAGCCGGCAGATCACCCTGATCACCGGGCAGAACCTGGCCCGCGGGGCGCTGCTCGGGAAAATCACGGCGTCCGGGAAGTACAACCTCTCCCTCTCGGCGGCGGTCGATGGGTCGCAGACGCCCGACGCCATTCTCGCGGAGGCGACCGACGCCACGGCGGCGGACAAGGTCACCGTCGCGCACTTCCGCGGCGGCTTCAACGAGACGGAGGTCACCCTCGGCGCGGCGCACACGGTCGACACGGTCCGTGAGGGCCTGCGCGGCAAGGGCATCGTGCTGCGGAAGGCGCTGAACCCGTAACCCGGCGGCCGCCGGCGAGCTGCCGGCGGCTACTACCTGCGCCCGGGAAGCGGGCGCGTCACAGGAGGCAGAGCGATGGACCTGTTCTCGACGAACATCCTGACGCGCGTGGTGAACAACCTGTTCATCCCGTCGGGGTTCCTCTCGAGCCGGTACTTCGGCGTCGAAATCACGGAGCAGTCGGAGGAAATCCACTTCGACAAAGCCGGGCGGTCGCGGAAACTCGCGCCGTTCGTGTCGCCCGTGGTCGAAGGCCAGATCGTGGAGGAGCAGGGCTACACCACGGACACGGTGAAGCCCGCGTACATCAAGCCGAAGACGGCGTTCGATCCGCTGCGCCCGCTCAAGCGAGTCATCGGGGAGGCCATCGCCGGCTCCCTCTCGCCCGAGCAGCGGATGCAGGCCCTGATCGCCCAGGAGCTCGAGAATCACCGGCAGATGATCCAGCGGCGGCTGGAGTGGATGGCCTCCGAGATCCTCAAGGCCGGTGCGGTCACGATCTCGGGCGAGAAGTACCCGACCGTGAACGTGAGCTTCGCGCGCGACGCGGCGCTCACGGTGACGCTGGCGGGCGGCGCGCTCTGGAGCGCGGCGGGCACGTCCTTCCCGCTGGACGACCTCCAGGACTGGGCCGACCTGATCGTGGACAAGTCGGGCGCGGCCGCGATCGATGTCGTCATGGACATCGGGGCCTGGAAGGCGTTCCGCAAGCACGCCACGGTGCAGGGCCGCCTCGACGTGCGGAATGCTCGTGGCGGCGAGATCGACCTCGGCGCCCTGACCGAGATCGGCGGGAGCTTCAAGGGCACGATCGATGGCTTCAACATCTTCGTGTACCAGGACCGCTACCAGGACGACGCCGGCGCGACGCAGAAGTTCCTCGCCAACGGGACGGTCATCATGACGACCCCGGGTGAGGCCGGCCTCGACGGGGCGCGCTACTTCGGCGCGGTCCTGGATTCCAAGGCGGGCTACCAGGCGCTGCCCTTCTTCTCGAAGAGCTGGGAGGAAGAGGACCCCGCGCGGCGGTTCATCATGACCCAGTCGGCACCGCTGCTCGTGCCGCACCGGGTGAACGCTTCGCTCAAGGCCTCCGTCCTCTAAACCCGGACGCGGCCTGAGCCTTATAGTGACCCCGAGGGGCGGCGACCGTGAGGTCGCCGCCCCCCCAGGAGGTTGCCCGTGGAGTACGTGACGAAGCAC